GGTGGTGAAGAATGGACCATTGACAAAGGTGACCCTCCCAGCAGTAGCAAGCATTGCTTCTGGAAGTTTTGTATCAATCAACTTGCAAGCTCAAGCTGCCGCATCGGCAACTGCCGTACAAATTGAGGGCTCAGTAAGTAGCCCAGAAACAGACCCAACACAGAGCGATAACAAGGCTTCTCTCACGATCGGAGTTCGCTCATGACATTCAAGGTAGTACACCTCTTTGGTGACACTGGTGAGCTGGGTCGTGTACCAGATGGCGGCATTATCAACGCTGGCGGTGTTTCTGGTAACAC